ATGGCTGGTGGAACGAACAAATTAAGCGATACATCGCTTCGTAAAATGCTGGGAAGGGAGAGCCCCGGAGACAGCTTCTATGCTGATGGCGATGGGCTGAGTGTGAAGGTGTCCAGATCGGGTGTGTTGACCTGGTATTTCACTTTCCGCATAGGTGGCCGGGAATCAACATCTCAGCGTATAAAGCTGGGTAATTATCCAGACCTTTCACTCAAAGCAGCTCGTGAGAAACGAGAGCAGTGTCGCGCATGGCTCGCAGAAGGAAAGAATCCAAAGCACCAGTTGAGCGTTACCACTCAGGAAACGTTAAAACCGGTGACGGTCAGGGATGTCCTTGAATACTGGATCAGGGAATATGCCACCCATAACCGCGCTAATGTTGAAAAGCACATTGAGCAGCTCAATAAGCATATCTTTCCTTATATAGGCACTTATCCGCTTTCTATGTGTGAAACTCGCCACTGGTTGGAATGTTTCGCCAGGGTAAGGAACGAAGCGCCTGTAGCTGCTGGCTATCTTTTGCAGATGTGTAAGCAAGCTCTTAAGTTCTGCCGGGTTCATCGGTACGCGGTGAGCAACGTCCTGGACGACCTGACGATCGACGATGTAGGCAGAAAGCAGAATAAGCGCGACCGGGAACATACCAGACAGGAGCTTGCCGATATCTGGCGGGAAAGTACCGGACTGAAATTTAAGCCCTACTACTCAGCGCTTTTACGTCTGCTAGTGGTGTTTGGGTGCCGAACTCAGGAATTGAGATTGTCTCGCGTAAGCGAATGGGATCTAAATGATTGGGTTTGGACGGTACCAAAAGAGCACAGCAAAGGTGGTGAGAAAATACTACGGCCTATTCCCGTAGATATCCGCCCATTTATCAAACAGCTCTTAGAGCAGCACCAAAGCACAGGGCTTTTGCTTGGAGAGATAAAGAAACCGGAAGCTGTCAGTCAGTGGGGAAGGATGTTGTATAAGCGTCTGGGCCACTCTGAACCGTGGACGCTTCACGATCTACGCCGTACGTTTTCCACGACTCTGAACAACATGGGAATTGCTCCGCATGTTGTCGAGCAGCTTCTGGGCCATGCGCTGGGGGGTGTCATGTCCGTTTATAACCGCAGTCAGTATTTACCTGAAAAGCTGGACGCATTGAATAAGTGGATGGATCGTTTAGACCTGCTCTCTGAAAGCCAAAATAATGTTGTTATAATGGCGGTGAAATAATGAAAAGAACCGATGAAAAGAAGTACGAGCTTCCTGAAAGATTATATTATCCGATTGATATTGCTGCGCAAAAATTACATTGCTCTGCGAGAGATATTTTTCATTATGCAGCGACTGAATCGCTAAGATTGTGTTTTTACTGTGATATTGTGCCCGACGAAAATATAGGGCGAATGGTTATGAATGTTCCTTTTGGTTTTCATGAGGATATTGGCAATGCAACTGATATTGTTGATGAGCATTGGCGCATTTCTATTTCTAACATCATTAATAAAGATGGTGATTTTGGTAGAGGGTATAACGTCGAAAAGGTTAAGGGCTTTTTCTATATTGGGCCAATTGACTGCATAGATCTGGAGTTTACAGATGAAGACGACTATTTCTCAGTGTCAGGTATATCTACTGAGCCAGATATTACATCAGAAGAAGCACTTGTAGTTCTCTTTGAAAAGGACTTTAGAATTTCAAAGAGATTTCTTTGCGTAATGGCTGAGCAATTGGAAGACATAAAGCAGGAACCATCTTTCCCGTCTATGGATGAGTCTGGAAAAACAGTTGCTAAAAAAGGCGAGTTAATTAAATGCTTATTACGTCTCATTGATGATATGTCTGATGTAGATTTCGATAATACCCCTGTATCAAAAATCGTAAACATCATAGAAGCAACAGCAGCGAGGAAAGGTGTTGACCTCCCGGAAACCCACCGGCAGACATGGCAGAAATATTTAGGTAGGTGATATCACCACTAGATAATGTGATATCACCCGATCAATTTTAACGTTGTTTTTAAATGCTCTCGAACCTTAGCGAACGAGAGCATTTTTTTATGAACAACATTAAACAACCCCAGCTGCCAGCAGAAAGAGTTATCCGCGAAGCCGAGTGCCGCCAGTTAACAGGCATCTGCCGTACAACCCGCTACATGATGGAAAAAGAAGGTCAATTCCCAGCCCGCCGTAAACTGGGTGGCCGTGCTGTGGGTTGGCTTCTCTCTGAAGTTTCTGAGTGGCAGCAAAGCCGCTGCAAAGCAGCTTAAGGGGGAGGTATGGCACAAAAAACAAAGGCGACCATGCAGGGCCGCCAGTGTAGTACCGAAAACAAAGAACAGAATCAGCATACCAGGCCTATAGCTGGTGGTCAAAGCCTGAGCGCTCCTGTGATTACAGGAACTGCGTCAATGGAGCGGTTACGTGAAACTACCCAGAAATTGGGCTGTTTAGGGTGTACGGCATTGGCGCATACCCAATCTCCCGAAACTTCGGGAGAACTGGAACAGAGTGCCGGGTGTACTGCAATGCAGCATACCCCGGGAAAATCCCGTAGTTTCGACCGTTATCCAGATATCGGGTATCACTCCTTGTCTGCTTACTTGGCCTTCCTGCGCTGGAGTTCGTCACGAACAACGCTGATAAGTTGTCCGATCTCTTCGGAGGCTTTGACTCCAATCTTTTCTACCTGCGCTAGCGTATCGAGGGAAGAAACAAGGATATTTTCCCCGTTTCCTTCTGCTTGGCGTCGGGCGATCTCCCCGCGCATGGCGGCTACGATGAACGCTGCATTGCTTTCGTCGTTCCGTTTGACGGACTCCATTCCCTCTATGACATCGTGTGGGATGCGGGCGGTTAATGATTGTGACTTCGTGTTTTTGGGGCCTGTAGCCATCTGCAATCCTCCGTATGCTGGTGTAAGACAATATACACAGAATCAGTCTTACACAAAAGCATTGACATGTAAGCCACCTAAAAATAAAGTTACTTACACCTTGGTTGATAATCAGGGTACAGAAAAGACGAAGCCCGCTGGCGCTACCAACACCAACGGGCCTCTAACCAAACCGTTATCTGAGGTAACAGCTATGGCTTTCAAGAAGTCTACCCAAACTCGCCCGGAATTTACATGGAGATTTCTCTCCGCTTCTGAGCACTACCCTACCGCCAAACCATTGGTGATCTACGTCAACGCATCCAGCGAACAGGAGGCCCGCGAGACTATGCCGGGGGTAAACCTCATTTTTGCTGCTCGCCTGCCATTTCATGATCTTCGGGTTGTGGAGGTTTGCCATGCGTGAATTAACCAATAAAAGCACGTCAATAGCCTGTGAACTGGCTGCGTTGTTGATGGTTGTCGAGGAGTGCGACGTAGATCAGGTTGAGCGTGAAAACCTTATCAGTCTGGCCAGACGAGTATCGGATCAACTGGCGGCAAGCATGGTCGAGCAGAATTCAAAGGGGGCGCTCAATGGATAACCTTTATACCTACAAGAGCGATCAAGACTTATTGACCACTGCTCAAGAGGTTTCGGCTCTTCTTTCGTGTGCAGCTTTTGTAGCTATAGCGAACGATGAAAAGAAGCGCATCCACCTGATGGCTTTAATGGATATTGCATCGCGCTTGGCTGATGATCTGGCTAACGCTTTGGATAAGTCATTCGTCCTTCCAGCTGAAGGGGAACGCAAATGATCAGTAACGTGAAATTCAACGAGCTGGCTAACCGCGTTGATCTGCTGGTTGAAAAGATTTTGCATCTTGAGGCACAGGTTAAGTCACTCACCGATAGTCAGGGAGGAGAAATCCCTCCGGGTATGACGCCAGTAGCAACACTGGCCGCTGAATACGGTATCTCAACCAAAAAGGCTGAGGAGTTGGCGAAAAACACAGGGGTGATGCTGGTTAAGCTGAAATCTGGCGGGTTCGTTGCGTCTGATGAAAAGTTCAGGGAAGCGGCTCGGCTGGTGTTGCGCAGTGCTAAGCGCAAATATGGCTCTGCGTACTGGTTCCATCCTCTGATCGGCAAATTCCAGATGAGCGGGGGCATACCAAAATGACGGTACAACTGACAGCTGTAGAAACTGTATCTGATGCCTTGTTCACCTGTTCGTATCTGTGGGCGCATGGCAAGCAGTACAGTCGCAGCGATTTGGATAAAGCCCTCCACCAGCATAAGGACCCCACTACCCGTTACGGAAAGCTGGTGGCTCGCCTTAACCAGATAGCAGCAATGCCGTATGAGGAGCTTTGTGATGCCGGGTATCTCGATACGGACCGCAAACAAATGATTACCGCACGGCGTTCAGTGCTGGTGGAAGAGATAGGCGAAGGGGAAATGAATGCCATGCTGTCTGACGTGCAGCGCATTCACCGCGTCTTCCCTGATGCTGGTGCAAAGTTCAGGACAAAGCTGCCTCTCTCTCGCGGTTCTGAGGGATTTGATATCCGTCAGGACTATATCCTTAAACACTTTCTGCCAGCGCAATCACTGTGCAGCATTTACGGTCCCAGCGGTTCGTATAAGAGTTTTCTCGCTGTATCGTGGGCCTGTCACATCGCTGCGGGTCTTCCATGGGCGGGGAAGAAGGTCACTCCCGGCGCGGTGCTGTATGTGGTTGGTGAGGGGGGCGTAGGCGTTCCCCGGCGTATAAAGGCTTGGGAGCAGGCGCACGGCATACAGGCAGACAACCTCTGGCTGGTCAATCGTCCGGTGTTCCCTGTGCGTGAGTCAGAGGTAACGGAAGTGCTTCTGGCTGCCAGGCAGATTGAAGCCGAATGTGGTGTACCGGTTCGCATGGTGGTGATCGATACGCTGGCCCGTTGTTTTGGTGGTAACGACGAGAACGACGCTCGTGATATGGGGGCGTTTATTGAGGGGTGTGACGTTATCAAACAGAAAACGGGTGCAACGGTGCTGGTAGTACACCACTCCGGCAAAGATGAGGGGAAGGGGGCTCGTGGTTCCAGTGCTTTCCGCGCCGCGCTTGATACCGAGTTTAATGTTAAGCGTGAAGGAGATGGAAAGGCGCTTATTCTGACCTGCACCAAGATGAAAGATGCTGAGGAGCCAGAGCGTAAGGCGTATGACCTGAGAACGGCAGAGCTTTATACCGATGAAGATGGTGAGCTGGTTTGCTCTCTGGTGGTGCACGATCAGCCGAGAGAGGCTAAAGAGGTTGAGCCTGAACTGGCCCATGTCTCCCGTCTTAGCGATAACCACCATGCACTATGGCAGGCAGTTCGCAGCCGAACAGCTAAGGGGGAGCCATGCACTATCTCCGTCATTAAAGACGATCTGCGTGCATCACTGGGGGCAGATAAAGTGAGAAAGTCATTCCCGCGCTGGCTGGACAAGCTTGAGAGTGAGCAAATTATTCGCATCGAGGGTGAGAACCTTTACCCGGTAACGATTGAGTAAATGCGGCGGGAAATGCGGCATGTGCGGCATTTAGTATGTTTTATGACCAAATGCCGCACTTAGTCCCTGTATACACGCGCTAAGTGCGGCATTTCACTAAAACCCCCGTCATTACTGGGTTTGCGTAATTTTTTGAGAAAACAGGTGCGGCGCTAGGTGCGGCATTGCTAAACGCGGCACTAAATGCGGCAAGTTAGACAAACGAGGAGAATGTATGCCTATTACGGTTCAGGAAATAAAAGAGTATTACGATCAGTTTGGGCTTCATGACCTGAGCTCAATGCCTACCTCCGATTACCGTCAGGCTCTATCAAATGGCGGTCTGTTGTGGATAGACCATCATGATTTTATTCGTAGCACTTTATCAGATGAAATTCTTGCAACAAACAGAGAGCAGGTTGATGCTTTGATTGAACACCTGCGGGCCTTTCGAGAAAGAATGCCAATACCTCCAAAATGGATGAGTGATAAATGATTTATTTGGCCTGGTTCTTTGCCAGGCCATTTATTCAAAGCAAAGCTAATAATGCTGAGGCTCCAGCACCAACGAGACTAGCTACAGTGCTATTATTTAATAAATCTTTAAGTAAAGATTTTGCTTGAGGATCTTGTGATTGAGACACCTTTTCAACAAGTTCAGTGATACTTATATTTACAATAAGATGGTTACGTTCACCGATTTGAACTTGTGTGCCTGATACGCTACCAATGTTGAACGTGTTTTGGCTGGATGGTTTGGGCTTGTGCTCATTGGCAGTTAAATTTTCAACCTTTAATGTAAGCATGTGTGGGTGATTAGTGCCAACATTAAGCGTGCCTCCTGGTAAGAATGACATATCCAGTACTTTTAAGGATATTTCACCCTTTCCAAGCTTTTGAGTTATTTCATCTCCAATACTGATGTCTGGCTCCTCAGTGTAAGGAATTAGTACCTTTTTTTCAGTTGAATTTCTGCGCCCTTTGTATTCAGTTCCTGCGATTGTGAATTTTTCAGGGTATGCCATAGCGTCAAAATCCATCATGTTACTCCTTTTGGTAGCTGTGTTTATGTTGCTTAATGCTTAATAAGCAATAGTCATGGCTGGGATTTAAAGATAGATATTAGAAAATCATATTTTTCTTTGCTCAGTAAGTTCTTTGACATAATGCTCTTCAGAAGTATTTTTGAGAGGGTGATAACTTCATCTTCACCTGAAGAAGCGATCATTGTGAAGAACTCACTTAGTTCTTGAGTGTTAATGTTATTACTTGTACCAAATTGCACATATTTGCTATTTACAGTATCTATATTGAATATGTTATGATTTGGCAGTGGTTTTTTCAGTTTTTCTATTTCAGCGTATTCTTTAATCTTCCGGGACATGTTCTCAATGTAACCGCTGACATCTTTCTTTTCTGGGAAGGAAAATCCATCTCCTCTTAAGATTTTATCTGTCTCGGCCATTTCATGGTAAAGCCTGCGAACCATTACAAGTAATAGGAGTTTTGCTTCTTCAATGGGTTCCTCTATTGAAAATTGGCATTCAATTGCCAAGGCTGAGGTCTGCTCTAATACATTCACTGAGTAATTTTCAATGTAAGGGCCGATAAAGCCGCTCCAAAAAACATCAACAGGAGACCCTTTAAATGCCACACCTTGATAGCAGATTTCTGTTCCATCATATGCAGTAACTTTCATAGGCGGTCCCGCATTGAAAAATCGCCATCTATGAATTAGCTTGGTTAGTTTTTCATCAATGTCTTGAACGGATTTATAGGTTCTTTTGTACAACGGGGATGGATGTAAGCCCGGAACGGTAAGAATCTCTTTTGTCATGTGAATCCCCATCATTTTGACCATTGCTTTTTGTAAATTATTTGTGCGTTAACTTTCAAGGATGTTCGGAGTAAAAATACCTTATTTACATCGATAATTTGATCCATATCTTAAAGAGTGGCACTCAGACGTGAGCCGCCACTGGCCGTCAGGTTTTTTGCCCTTCAGACAGGCTCCTTTACTGACGGCCTCTCCTCCAAGCGCTGGTTTCACGTCTCAACGTTAATTGTTACGGAAACCACTCCATGAAGAAATTACTCGAATTACGCCAGCAGAAAACCGCACTCAAAACCCAGATGCGCTCCATGCTGGACAAAGCCGACACCGAAAAGCGCAGCCTGAACCAAGAAGAGGGCAAAGAGTTCGATGAACTACGCGCCCAGGCTGATGCCCTCGAAGTTGAAATCACCCGTCTTGAAGCCGTCGCCGACGATCAGCGCAATCTGCCTGGCACTTCCGTTGAAGGTGAGCCTGTAAGCAACGACGAGCTGCGCCACTACATCATGACCGGTGATACCCGCTCTCTCTCCATGCTGGTGCAGGCTGACGGCGGCTATACCGTTATCCCTGAGCTGGACAAAGAGATTATGCGCCAGTTGCAGGATGATAGCGTGATGCGCTCCATCGCAACGGTGAAGACCACCAAAACCAACGAATACCAGAAGCTGGTATCTGTAGGCGGCACTACCGTTAATCGCGGCACCGAAGGTGAACCACGTACCGAAACCAGCACGCCGAAGATGGAGCGCGTTGATATCAAACTCAACCCGATCTACGCCTACCCGAAAACCACTCAGGAGATTCTCGACTTCTCCGAGGTGGATATTCTGGGCTGGCTGTCTTCTGAAATTGCAGACACCTTCACCGCTACCGAAGAAAGCGACTTTGTGAACGGCGACGGTGATAAAAAATCCAAAGGCTTCCTGTCTTACCCTCGCGCGGCCACTGCCGACAAAACCCGTCCGTTCGGTACGCTGGAGAAGATGGAAGCGGCTGACGTTTCCTCTGATGGCCTGATCGACCTGCTGTATAAGCTGAAAGCCAAATACCGCAAAAACGCCGTATGGGTGATGAACTCCAACACCGCAGCCAAACTGCAAAAGCTGAAAAACGGCAACGGGGATTACATCTGGCGCGATCGTCTGGTTGCCGGTTCTCCCGATACGCTGCTGGGCCGTCCTGTTCAGTACCTGGAAACCATGCCGGATGCGGAGGCAGGTAAAGCGTTCCTCGCTGTGGGCGACTTCAAGCGCGGCTACTTCATCGTTGATCACACCACTGGCGTGCGTACCCGTCCTGACAACATCACCGAACCGGGTTTCTACAAGGTGCATACCGATAAATACCTGGGCGGCGGCGTGGTGGACTCCAACGCCATCAAGGTGCTTGAGCTTTCCGGCTCCGGTTCCTGATTTGACGTTTAAGGGGCTTCGGCCCCTTTTTGCCCTCTGTGGAGTCCAGTAATGAAAACAATAGATTTTGAAATCCGTACCTCCGAAGTGAGCGCCAGCAACAAAAAGCTGGTGGGCTATGCCGTGCGCTGGAACAGTCTCTCAGAAATTATCTGGGACGAGTTCCGCGAGCAGTTTGCGCCGGGAGCGTTTAAAGACAGCCTGGCATCCGGTAGCGATGTGCGGGCGCTGTACGAGCATAACTATACCCAGCTGCTGGGGCGTACCAAATCCGGCACGCTGGTGCTGTCCGAAGACGATACCGGGCTGCGCTTCGAGCTGACCCCGCCGAATACCCAGCTTGGCAACGATGTACTGGAGCTGGTGGAGCGCGGGGATATCTCTGGCATGAGCTTCGGTTTTCGTGCGCTGAAAGAGGCGTGGGATATTGCTCAGTCTCCATATCTGCGCACTGTTACCGCTGCCGAACTGCGGGAGATTACCGTTACCTCTATGCCTGCTTATCCTGAGTCTGGCGTGGAAATCGCGCACCGTTCTCTTTTCTCCCAACATCCTGAACTGCGCCGCGCTGGCGATAACCGTCGCCGCTGGGCTGAATTAGCGGGGCTCTGATATGTGGAATATCTGGCCGTTTGGCCGTAAGTCTGAACCCTCCGAACAGCGCAGTATGACCATTGATGAGTGGCTGGCGATGGCAGGGATTCCTAATACCGGATCAGGCGAGCATGTGTCTGCGGGTACTGCGGAATCTCTGCCTGCGGTCATGAACGCCGTATCAGTTATCAGTGAGGCGGTGGCAACAATGCCCTGCTATCTCTACCGCGTCCGTAATGATAATGGTCGTGAGGCGCGAGAATGGCTGAGTAATCACCCAGTGGATTTTCTCCTGAACGAGCAGCCGAACGACTGCCAGACGCCTTACCAGTTTAAACGCACGATGATGCGTCACTGCCTACTTAATGGTAACGCCTATGCGGTGATCCAGTGGGGCCGTGACGGCCAGCCACAATCCCTGCATCCGTATGCGCCGGGGGCGGTTGTTCCTGAGCGTATCGGCCAGCATAAGTACAAATACACTGTTACTGAGCCGTTTAGCGGGGCTGTGCGCACCTATCTACAGGAAGAGATCCTGCACCTGCGTTACTCCACCGATGATGGTTTTCTGGGGCGTTCTCCGATCTCCATCTGCCGTGAGGCGCTGGGTTTAGGTCTGGCACAGCAGCGCCACGGTGCCAGCATTATGAAAGATGGCATGATGGCGGCGGGAGTCATAACCACAGCTGAGTATCTCGACAGCGTAAAGGGCAAGCAGGCTATGGATGCACTGGATCGATATAAAGGCGCTAAAAATGCAGGGAAAGTGCCGATCCTTGAGGGCGGGATGGACTACAAGCAGCTTGGTATGAGCAACCAGGATGCCGAATGGCTGGCCTCTCGCCGCTTCACCATCGAAGACATTGCCCGCATGTTCAACGTGTCGCCTATTTTCCTCCAGGAATACAGCAACAGCACCTACAGCAACTTTAGTGAAGCGAGCCGCGCATTCCTCACCATGACGATGCGCCCGTGGCTGGCTAACTTCGAACAGCAAATCAAATCTGCGCTGCTGGTGGCCTCTCCCGTTCCGGGAACCCGCTATCAGGTGGAGTTTGACTCTGCTGATCTTCTCCGCGCCACGCCAACCGAACGTTATGCCACTTATGAGCGCGGTATTAAGAACGGGATCATGAACCCGAACGAAGCCCGTGAACGTGAGGGGATGCCGCCGCGTGAAGGTGGTGACGAATTCAGCCAGGCATGGAAGCAGGAAGTGAAGATCAGCAAAGACGGCAAGGAGGGGGACGAATGAGAGCCGGAAAGATGAAACGCCGCGTTATCTTTCAGAAGTCTGAATCTCACCGCGACCCGACTGGTCAGGTTATCTATGAATGGGCTGACCTTGCCACAGTCTGGGCTGAAATTCGTGCTATCAGCGGGCGTGAGCGCATGTCTTCCGGGGCACTTTACTCCGAGGCTACAGTGCGAATCTGGACGCGCTACCGCCACGATATAACCGCCGCAAACCGCATTCTGTACCGCTCTCCAAACGTCCGGGGGCAGGTTTACGGCATTGTGGCCGTCATTCCTGATGTGGATCACACCCGGCTTGAGCTGCTGTGCAAGGGAGGCATTTTCAATGAGTGAGTTAATCGGTCTGGAAGAAGCAAAGCTGCATTGCCGTATTGATGATGATTATGAAGACACGCTGATACAGGCGTACATCGAAGCTGCGCTGGAGGTCTGCCAGAAGCATATCGGCAAGCGATTTGATAACGGTTTGGAGTTCACCCCTGCTATCAAGATCGGCTGTCTGATGTACGTTTCTCAGTTGTACGAGTACCGCACGATGATTGGTGACACCGACGCCAAAGAGATACCGATGGCTGTCTCTGCCTTGTGGTCTGTCTACCGAGATGTGGGGGTGTACTGATGCCGTGGCAACCACTACGCCGGTGCACAGAGCCGGGATGCAATAAACGGGTGAAGTCTGGCAAGTGTGACGAGCATAAGCGGGAAGCGTGGCGGGCAGAGGATGCCAGACGCGGCCACCGGCGCGCGCGTGGTTACTCAGCCTCATGGGAGAAGTACCGCGCTCAGTACCTTAAGCGCTATCCGCTGTGCGTTGAGTGTCAGAAGCTGGGCCTCTACGTGCCTGCAAAGATTGTCGATCACATCATCCCTATCAACGGCGGTGATGATGTTCTGTTCTGGCCTGAGTGGAATCACCAGCCGTTATGCCAGGCGCATCATAACCAGAAGACCACACAGCAAGACCCAACCACCAAAGCGAAGCGCAAAGCAGGGCTGTACCGTGAGCAGGAAGATCGTGCAGCCCGTCGCAATGACTGGATGCATGAGGCTGACAATGACTGAGCAGGAACAGCAGCGGCTGATTAGTGGGCTGATAAAGCTGCGCGAGGCATGGCAACCAGCCAGACAGAGAGCGCACACGAAGCCCGTAGCAAAGCGCATGAGCCAGCGTGACCGGGAACTTATGGAATGCTTCCGCAACCGATGACAGGCGGCATGGGCGGGGTGGGGGAGGTTTTAAAGACAAACCCCCTGCTGCAAGGCACCGCCTGCCCCCTCAAATTTTTACGCACGGTGATTTTTTTGAAAATAAAACAGACAGGAAAACAGTAAGTTATGGCAAGACCACCCAAACCGCCCGCCTATCTTGATGAAATCGCGGCGCAGCAGTGGAAAGCGAAGGCGAAGCAGCTGGCGGAGCGTGGTGATCTGACGCCTGCCGACTGGAACAACCTTGAGCTGTACTGCGTCAATTACTCGATGTACCGCAAAGCCGTGGAAGACCTTGCCACGCGGGGATTCAGCATAGTGAACAGCCAGGGCGGTGAGAGCCGGAATCCGGCACTGAGCGCAAAAGCGGATGCCGAAAAAATTCTTATAAAAATGTCGTCGCTGCTGGGCTTTGATCCGGTAAGCCGCCGCCGTAATCCGGTAGAAACGGAAGAGGAGGACGAGCTTGACCGTCTGGAATGATTACGCAAACGCCATTAAATCGGGTGAAATTCCGGCATGTAAGCGCGTAAAACAGGCCGTCGAGAGGTACTTTTCAGACCTGAATGACCCCCGTTATGAGTTCGATACGGCGACCGTGGAGCGGTTTATTGCCTTCTCCCGGCTCTGTCCACACGTCAAAGGCCCGCTGCGGGGCCAGCCTATCGAGCTTGAGCCCTGGCAGCAGTTCGCCTTTGCTAACCTGCTGGGCTTTAAGGTCAGGGAGTCAGGCCGCCGGAAGTACAGCAGTGCCTTTATTGAAGTGCCGCGCAAGAATGCAAAATCCACCGTGGCCGCCATGCTGGCTAACTGGTTTCTGGTAATGGAGAAGGGCCAGCAGGATATCTACACGGCGGCGGTAAGCCGGGATCAGGCCCGAATCGTGTTCGACGATGCCCGCCAGATGTGCCTGCTGTCGAAACCGCTGAAAAAGCGCGTCAATATCCAGGCGCATAAGGTCATTTTTCCGAAGAGCAACAGCCTGTTAAAGCCGTTGGCGGCGAAAGCGGCCACCATTGAAGGGACTAACCCCAGTCTGGCGATTGTCGATGAATACCACCTTCACCCGGATAACGGCGTTTATTCCGCCCTCGAGCTGGGTATGGGCGCACGTCCGGAGGCGATTTTGTTCGCCATCACTACCGCCGGGAGTAACGTTGTCTCTGCCTGTAAACAGCATTATGACTACTGCTGCCAGATTCTGACCGGGGAAGAGAGCAACGATTCGCTGTTTGTCCTGATCTACGAACTGGACGACGAAAGCGAGGTTGAGCAGCCTGAAATGTGGATCAAGGCTAACCCTAACCTGCATGTGTCCGTTGACTCAGCGAAACTGGAATCCACCATCCAGAAAGCGCGGGGCATACCGTCGCAGTGGGTGGAAATGCTGACCAAACGTTTCAATATCTGGTGTCAGGGCTCCACACCGTGGATGGGTGCCGGTGCATGGGATGCCTGTGCGCTCGACTATAACGAAGACGATCTGGCCGGAATGGAGTGCTACGCCGGGTTTGACCTGTCCTCTACCAGCGACATCACCAGCGTGAGTTACGCTTTCCCGTTCGACAGGGAGATCCGCCTGCTGACCCGTCATTATCTGCCGGAAGCCCAGCTACTTAACGTCGCCAACAAAAACCGCGCCATCTACCGCCAGTGGGTCAAAGCGGGCTGGATACGCACCACCCCCGGCGACTGTATCGACTATGACCGCATCCGTGACGATATCCTGCGCGACGCTGAAACATTCAATATCCGGCTGGTGGGCTTTGATACGTGGAACGCCACACACTTGCGCACTCAGTTGCAGGGGGCTGGCCTCGATGTGGAGCCGTTCCCGCAAACCTATCTGAAATTCAGCCCGGTAGCGAAATCCTTTGAGGTTTTTGTTAACCGCAAGGTGGTGCGCCATCGTGGCGATCCGGTTCTGGCCTGGGCGATTGGAAACGTGGTGATGGAGTCCGACGCCAATGCCAATATCAAGCCCAACAAAAAGAAATCCTCCAACAAGATAGACCCGGCGGTATCTGCGCTGATGGCGTTCGGCACCTTCCAGGCCGAGCATGAGGATTTTGCTTTCGATATGAGCGACAACCACAAACAACGGTTGGCGACATTTAACGGTATCTGACAGGGGGTAATATGCAACAGGTATTAACTACTATGAAAACCACGATAAAACTCAGCGGCTCAATGGCTCAGCGATTTGGCAGGACACATCGCCGCGCGTTAACGTCTGCCAATGAAGTATTCAGGGCGCTATCTAACACCATTGATGGATTTGATGCCTACCTGCGCGAGACCAGAGCAAAGGGACTGGATTTTGTCATCTTCCGGGACCGCCGCAATATAGGTCACGAAGAGTTCGAACTCCTCGGGCCTGGTGATGAACTTCGCATTATCCCTGTCATACGCGGTAGTAAAAGGGCGGGTCTCTTTCAAATTGTTACTGCCGCCGCAATTGCGGCCTTTACCTATTGGAACCCAATAGGATGGGCAGCAAGCACACAAATGGCATTATATGCCGCAGCTGGTTCTATGGCCGTTGGTGGTGTAGTGCAGATGCTCTCTCCTCAGGTTTCAGGTCTGCGAATGCGTCAGGAACCTGATAACAAACCCTCCTATGCGTTTGGTGGTCCCGTTAACACGACAGCATCTGGCAATCCCGTTCCCCTGCTTTATGGGCAACGGGAAATTGGCGGCGCAATTATCTCTGCCGGGATTTATGCAGAAGATCAGCAATAGAGGCTCATATGAATAAAATTTTACTTATCGCTGCCCTGGAAGAGATTGCTAGTCGCGAGGGCCATGAACTTAACGGGCGGGATCATCTTATGGTGCGCCATCGCGGTGATCCGGTTCTGGCCTGGGCGATTGGCAACGTGGTGATGGAGTCTGACGCCAACGCCAACATCAAGCCCAACAAAAAGAAATCCTCAAACAAGATTGACCCGGCGGTATCTGCGCTAATGGCGTTCGGTACTTTCCAGGCTGAGCATGAGGATTTTGCTTTCGATATGAGCGACAGTCACAAATCTCGGCTTAGAAATTTTAATGGAATTTGATAGAGCACTTCTAGTTAATTAAATCCTATTAATCGGGCTTCGGGCTTAAGAGCTTACAACGTCAGAACAACTAATCTAGAACGAAACCCGGCTTTAGCCGGGTTGGTTTTATTTTGCAAATCTAAAGCTCTGTTTTAAATCATTCATCCATGAAGGGGGAATTATTTTGTCATGTTGCAAGCGCCCTACAACTATTCCTGGGTGAACTCCAATTTTTTCAGAAAATTGTCGTACATCATCTTTTCGACTTAATTTGATAAGTTCAGTGGTGTATTTTTCGGGTATCAACCACTCACCGGCCCAATTGTCAGCCTCTTTCTCTTTTGGATCATCGCTTTTAGCTGATAAGGGGTCATCAAGGAAAACATCTTTTTTTTCCTCTGCATTATTTGCATGAAGTAAAATATGCGCTGCTTCGTGGAAAAAGGTAAACCAGAAGCGATCATTTGTCTTTCCATAAAGCGACATTTGAATTATTGGTTTAGTAGGAGTTAACCAACGTGCAATACCACTAACATGTGCCTTAGGAATTGCGGGCACAAGTACCAATAATACGCCAGATTCGTCGAGAAGTTTCCTCATAATTGGTTCAAAAATTTCAGCTCTTTCAGTTGTCAATTTTCTGATTTCTGAAAGCGACTTTTCGAAGCGTGCTCTGTTATATTTTGGTATGTTATGATAATTTTCAGCTGCTATTTCGCCAAGTCGAAGCCATGCTGAAATAGCACCAATATCGCTCTGTTCTTGTCTAGAGCGGCGAAACGCAACTTGCATTCCTGAATAATAATTGTCCCATTCATTTGGAGTGGCAATACCAAAGAACTGCAGACAATCTTTAACTATAGATGGCTTATTTTTGTCATCTACACGCCTTTTGGGTATTGATGAGGTAGTCATTAGATCTTTAACCGGAAGGCATGAGAGCCAATCCACCCACTCAATGCATTTCTTTTCCTCTTCAAGACGTGCAAGATGCTCCCTGAATTTTGCTTCTCGTGAAAGCCAAAATCCAATAGTGCTACCTAAGACGGTAGCAAGCTTCCTCGCAACGTCATCCGTCAAGGGGACCTTGCCGTTAACCAAATGGCTTAAGTGTTTTTCAGACATCCCAAGGCGCTCAGCTAGTTCTTGCTGGTTCCAGCCTTTTTCTTCAATTATGTCTGTAATTGTATCGCCAGGAGGAGAAACCCAGTCTGGCGCAAATTTTGCACTCAGATTAGTCATGGTAATCACCGATAAATTCAATGCTAATGATAGTCACCTTTGCCCAGTCTATCCCACCATCAGGAAGCGTTGGACAAGGTTCATGATTTGGAGAGAAGGTTATGCGATAGCCACCGCTTAAATCTAAAGCGAACTCCCCAGCCCTATCTCCGATAAGAGGATGGGGGTGGCCTGCAACGAGTTCGCTAACATCAGCCGCAGCTTCCAATTCACTCAACCGCGTAGATAGCTTTTTCGCGCAGTCGGCACCTAACTTTTTAGTAGCTTTAGCTCTGTTTTCACAAAGCTCTTTAATTTTTTTATTACTGAAGCCGATTTCCAA